ACCGCCCGCAAAACCAAGCTGCTGTTGATGCCGTCAACGCAAACAAGCTGACCGAAGAAAAAATCCTTCGCCTGATCGATGATCTTCAGAACGGCACGCTGAACGGTGAAGCGTTCCAAGCGGATGGTCGGTGGCTGTCCATCGCACGGACCCAAATCGAACAGGGCTTCATGGCTCTGAACCGTTCGATCTTCAAACCGGAGCGCGTGGCCCTGTGATCAGCAACGACCTCAAGATCGTCGCTGCTCGCGCCGCGCACGAAGCAATCCGCACTCTTCAGATCGAAAACAAGGAGGACAATATCGTATCCCCTTGGAATGAAGTGGGACAGGATATCAAAGACAGCTGCCTTATTGGTATTGAGCGTGTCATTGAGAACCCTGAAGTCTCCAATGAAGAGCTTCATGATTCATGGATTGAGACAAAGAAGTCTCAAGGCTGGCGATACGGACGAGTTCGCAATGAAGAAGATAAGCTTCATCCCTGCATGGTTCCGTATCGTGAGCTTCCGAACTTCCAACGTCTTAAAGACGCGATGTTCCGCAATGTTGTAAAGGCAGTGCTAGGACTCTGATATGAAGGAGGCGGGGAGTAATAGGGATGACCAGTCCCATCTCCCCGCCTCAGCGTGTTCTCGTCTGGGAACCCAAAACCAAACGAACAGCGATCCTGCCCTCTCACAAGCGGATGGTCATGTATCGCAACCGAATGAACTAAGTTCAAACGCAAATAGAAGAGGTTGCCGGACATGGCTCTCAATCAATCTGAAATCATGAGCGCCCTTCCTGCTCACCTCAGGACTGCGGTTACGCCTCAGTTCGTGGACAAGCTCAACAACATTGCGGCTGATCCTCTGTACGCAGAGGAGTTCGAGCGCAACTTCGTGAGCTACTCCAAGGTTTTGATGGGGGGAAAGTATAAAACAGAGGATTACCTTAATGCAGTAGCCTACGTGACGTACAAACTCTTGGGACATACGAACCAAGATGCGTACAAGTTCACGTTTCCTGATCGTAACCGCCAGATGGTGGCTAAGGGATATGACGCGAAGCAGATCAGTTCATTCGTGTCGGCTTATCATAAAGGCCAACTAGTCTCGGCAATCCTCGAACAGACGATGGTCCCGGCCTTTGTCCTTCATGCTTCCAAGTTCCACCAAGCCATCGGCGTGCTGGCAGAGATCGCTCTCGATGATAGCGCCTTGAATAAGGATCGGGTCGCAGCTGCTGACAGTTTGGCAAAACACCTGACGGCTCCCGTCGCCAAAGAGATCAATGTCAATCTTGGCGTTCAAGAGAGCTCTGGCATGGCAGAACTGCGTGCAACCATGTTGGATATGGCTCAAAAACAAAAGCGTTTCATTGAAGACGGTGGAGATGTTAAGCAGATAGCTGAACAAGGTCTCGTTATTGACGGGACTGTGACTGAGAAGCCTTAATGACCAATCCCATTGTCACTCATATCAAGCAAGAGCTTGAGAAAAAGACACTCGATGAGTGGCTAGATGAGGTAAACTATGACGGCTTCGAGGACTATGTGCCCTCGGAGTTTGCTCTCATGTATCTCCAGTTCATCAAACTGGTGAATGGAAGTGAGGGAGAGCAAAACAAAACTCCCGTTATTCACTTGATGATGTTGGACAAGTTGGTCTCTGGGAACCGACGGATTGCTAATCTATGCTTCCGTGGTGCCGCTAAGACGACGCTCTTCTTTGAATACCTCGTGCTTTTCATTGCAGTGATGGGTGGCATTCCGGGCTTCGGAGATATCACGGGCATGATCTATGTGTCCGACTCCATGGATAACGGGGTGAAGTCTGCCCGTAAAAACATTGAGTATCGCTACTGGAACAGTGACTTTCTCCAGCATTGGCTGCCTGAAGCCGGAGTTAAGTTCACTGATGCCTACATCGAGTTCATCTCGAAGGATGGCCATCGCCTTGGATGCAAGATGTTCGGTGCAAAGACTGGCATCCGGGGTACGAAAATCTTCGGTAAGCGCCCGACGCTCGCAGTTCTCGATGACCTTGTGTCCGATGATGATGCAAAGTCGAAGGCTTCCATGCAAGCGATCAAGGATACTGTGTATAAAGGCATCGACTATGCCCTTGATCCTCAGCGTCGTATGATTGTGTTCAACGGAACGCCATTTAATCTGGAAGACATTCTGATTGAGGCTGTTCAATCTGGCGCTTGGGACGTGAACGTCTGGCCTGTGTGTGAGAAGTTCCCTTGTACGCGTGAAGAGTTTCGTGGAGCGTGGGAAGATCGCTTCAGTTACGACTTCGTCAAAGATCAATATGAGATGTCAGTCCTGACTGGGAAGGTTGAAGCCTTTATGCAGGAACTGATGCTTCGCATCTCGTCGGAAGAGAACCGACTTGTGCAAGATCATGAGATTCTCTGGTATCCTCGTAATGATCTTCTGATGCGGAAGGACTACTACAACTTCTACATCACCACTGACTTTGCTACTTCCGATAAACAGTCAGCAGATGACAGTGCAATCAGTGTCTGGGCATACAATGCCACAGGCAACTGGTTCTGGGTGGATGGTATCGCTGCTAGGCAGACGATGGATAAGACACTAGACGATCTCTTCAGATTCGCTCGTATCTATAAACCTCAGTCAGTAGGGATCGAAGTCACTGGACAGCAAGGCGGTTTCATCCAGTGGATTCAAGCTGAGATGCTGCGACGAGATACGTTCTTCAATCTGGCTTCGTCAGAGAAGAATGGAGCTCCTGGTATCCGACCGATGCAGAATAAGCTGACACGCTTTAACATGGTTGTGCCTTGGTTTAAGACCCAACGCATGTGGTTCCCTACAGAACTGAAGACCACATCTAACACTCTGGGTAAGATGATGACCCAGCTGCGTCTGGCTACATCCAATGGTTTGAAGGGCAAGGATGACCTTATCGATACAGTATCGATGTTGGCTTTCCTCAAGCCCTATGCTCCTGATGGGAACTACAGTAAGGGTCACAATGAACAAGGTGGTGGCATCTATGGTCATGAGGATGACTATTCAGATGTTTCTCCTGTCACTCGCTATGTTTAAGGTTAAGCCATGAAGATCACCCTCAAACAAATGCTTGAAAGCCTGTCTTACGACACGCTCTCGTTCATGGCTGATAGCAATCATGGCAACGGTACGGTTGCTGCTGATCAAATTCCAAAAGCAGTTAGTCGAATTAACTCCGTACTTCGTCGGCTTTCTGTTCGATTCGTATTGAATGAGAAGTTTGTCTATGTAAATGTAACATCAGATCGTCGGTATTATCCGATGACTGCTGGTTCTGCATGGATTGTATCTGATCCGACTGAACCATTCACTGGTGATATAGGTCGTATCCTTGGGATAGAGACCCCTTCAGGAAGGATGCATGACCTTGGTGACAAAGCTACGCATAACAGCATCCTGCTTCGAGATGATGGACAAGCCTTCTCTCTGGATGTTCTTGTCCCGGCTGGTCAGTACAAAGTCATCTATAAAGCAGCGACACCTCAGTTCCAGACTGATGGTTCGGACTTAACGCAAGAGCTCAACATTCCTGAAGCTCTGCTTAATGCTCTGTATATGGGTGTTGCAGCGATCACCTATGAAGGGATCGGTGGACCAGAGAATCTGGCAATGGCTCGTGATAAGTGGGCTCATTACGAAAAAGAATGCAATGAAGCCAAGATTCACTCAGCTGTAGAAGTTGAGGAAAATGATGAAGGAAATAAGTTCCGCGACAAAGGCTTCATCTAAGCTGCCTTGTGTATGCCAAAGAGTTAACATAGAGCATATTTTCCACACCAAGCCATGACCTCAGGCATGTACACGATGATCGTTCTTCGCGTTCCTACTCTGACGCACTTTCGAGTGCGAGCCCTTGAGTGGGGCCTTGCAGGTATGCTGCTGTCTATTGGCTTGTGCCTGTTCAATCCATATCCAACATTGGATCAAGCAGCTTTTGTCCCTATGCGAGAATGGGGAGATGATACATTCTGGGGGAGTATTCTGACTGGTGTGGGTCTTATCAGACTAGTCGCATTATGGAGGAATGGTGGGTGGGTTCCTAGTCCGTGGATTAGACTGATGACAGCTGGAGTATCAGCTTGCATCTGGGCATTGTTTGCTCTTGGGTTGCAACAAGCATTTGTTTTGCTTCCCATCTTCCTTGGATTCATAGTTGCTGATATCTACTCTGCTGGTCGAGCATCAACTGATGCAAGGCTTAGCCGGGATGAAAGGCTTCGTCAGCCAGAAGCTCCTAAGATTGTACCAATTCCAGTTGCTTGAGTGATGTACAGTGACAGACATCAGCGCCCTGCCGGACAGCCAGCAGTTCATGGTTGTGGGCTCGGTGGTGGTGATCACCTCAGTCTGGGCAGTCATCAAATTTCTTAAGCCGTTCATTGATCATCTAGCGCCCAAGCCTGCTGTAGCAACAGGCTCCACTGATACAGTTGTAATCAGTGGAGCTTTTGCTGATAGCCGTCCAATTAATGATCTGAACGTCAACATTGAGCGTATGAATGGCTTAATGGGTCGGCTTTCCGACAGCAACGAACGCCTCTGCATTGCTCTTGACGCACAGTCTAGGGCTTCCCTGTCGGTTGCAGATGGTGCTAGGCAGAAGATTGAATCTGATCTGCGTGTGGTCAGTGAAATGCAAATGCTGGCACAGGCGTTGAATAGATATGGCGAACGCAAGTAAAAGCTCATCTGAGAGTGAGAAACGTCCGTGGATCGTGATTAACGGTCCACTGTTTCCGCCTATGCCGCCAACTACTTCTGTTCTTGCCTTTGGCATTCTCGGAGGTGTGCTGATGTTCACACCTATGGTGGCACTAATTGGGGATCAAGTTCCTGATGAGTATCAAGAAGCAGTAGTCGAAAACCTTAAGCTTATGCGTGATGCTCTGCTTCTGGTGCTCGGTTACTACTTCTCGAAAGTGGTCAATGCTGGCGAAAACTCGATGGCTGTTCGAGCTATTCAGGCAGCAAAAGAAAGTCCACCGTCTAATGGACCTGTTCCCGCTGATGCTAAGGAAGCTGCTGAGCTTGTGGCTGGTGCTGCTGAAGAAGCAGCCGATAAGGTAATCCGTACTGCTGAAGATGCAGCTGCTGGACTGGGAGATATTCGCAAATGACCGTGCCTGCTCACCAACTCGTTGATGCAGCTGTCTTCGCAGCCGTCCGACAAATCCTTCAGGAGCGTACAGGCAAGGGTCTGTTCGAAGCAGATGTTCGTTTAATCAATGCTGCTTTAGCAATCGATGATCCCGTTCCAGCTCCTGTTGTTCCAGCAGTTCTGGAAGAACGCTTGAACGTCAAGGTAATCCTTGAGCTTATGACACATGAAGCCATCATTCGAGAAATGTATCTCGATAGTAAGAAGGTGGAAACGTGGTCAGCTGGATTGACGGCTGCTTCTGGAATCAACGTCAAACAGTATAAGGACAATCCTGCTCCGATGCAGACGTGCATCGACGCTGTAATTGACCGTCTTAGAAAGGTGTATGCACCTCGGGTGCTTCAAGCCTTCAAAGGCAAGACCCTAACGGAAGCCCAATTTGCAGCGGCTCTGAGCTTCGATTACAACACGGGCGCGATCACTCGGGCTGATTGGGTCAAGCACTGGATCAATGGTCATGTCGATGTGGCTTACGACACAATCATGAACTGGAAGTCTCCTCCTGAAATTGAGGAGCGGCGGAAAAAAGAACGTGAATTGTTCTTCAAGGGTCAATGGTCACAAGACGGCAAGACCCTTGTGTATCAGGTCAACAAGCCATCCTATTCTCCGAAGTGGTCTAGTGCTAAGCGTGTTGATGTGACCGCTGAAATCAAGGCTGCACTCGGAGTATAACATGCCCTTTCTCATTCTTAACTTCGTCAAAAACCTGACTTGGAAAGGTTGGCTCGCAGTTGCAGCAGTTGCTGTAATTACTGCCATCTTGAGTACGATGGCTGTGAACAAAGTCATTGATCACTTCAGTGACAACAAACAAGTTCAGGTCAACAATGAAGATCGTGAGCTCCGTGAAGAACTCTCGGTGAAACGTGAAGATACGAACACTAAGATCAACACTGAAGAAAGACAGACCAATGAAGTTCTCGCAAAGCTCCCTGACGAAAAGCCTTCTGCTCGCCGCCTCGCTCGTGCTTGTGACGAGTTGCGGCGCAACGGTGGACACGAGCCACTTCCCGTCGCCTGCCGATCTGCAACGAACTGAGAAAGCAAAACTCGATCCCAACTTGATCGAAAGCGAAGCACACCTCGATAGTGTTCAGACTAGACGTGAGACACGAGGTGATAGATATGATGGTCAACTAGAAAGGCTCTGCCTTTTCTTCAAAGGAAAGGGTATGGACATTGATTGCAGTGCTCAGCCTGATCCTGAGAACCCACAATAAAGTCCCTTACTCATAGGCAGTTGTACGGAAACTATGGAACAAGTCGCAACAAAGCCTATGTCCGAACGGGACAACAAGCTTACAAACTGGAAGGCAGAGCCTGCTCTGCTTGATCTGAAGTCTGAGTTCCTGGCATGTGCCAGCACTCATGGTGATCTGGTCGCCAACATCGAAGCATGGGCCAAGCTCCATAAGGGTGACCTCCCTGCTTCGATGAAGGCTGACACTACCCGGTCTCAAGCTCAGCCTAAGCTGGTTCGTCGTCAAGCTGAGTGGAAATACTCAGCCCTGTCTGAGCCTATGCTCAGTTCGTATCGTCTCTTCACGATCAAGCCCACGACCGGGGAAGATCAAGAAGGAGCCAAGCAGAATGAGATTCTGCTGAACCATCAATTCAATAGAACGATGAACCGTGTATCCTTTGTGGACAACTACGTTCGTTCGGCTGTTGATGAAGGCACTGCTGTTGTTCGTCTTGGTTGGAACCGAGAAACACGAACCATCAAGAAGGAAGTCGTAGTCTATGACTACTTCACACCTGAAAGTCCTGAAGAACAGGAACTGATTACTGGTGCTCTGGAAGCCCGTAAAACTGATCCGACTACCTTTGAACTTCGTGCTGCACCAGCCTTGAAGGCTGCTGTTGCGTACTTCGATGAGTACGAAGAGATGGTTATTGCCATCCCTACGAAGAAGAAAGAGAAAGTCGAAGAGGAACAAGTCCTCAAGAATTCGCCGACTGCTGAGGTTATTGATCCTCGCAATCTGCGTATTGATCCAACATGCGGTGGAGATATCTCCAAAGCTATGTTCATGATCTACACGTATGAGACTACTAGGTCTCAACTACTGAAGGATCGTGTACGTCTAGGCTATAAGAATATCAATCTCATTAACTGGGAAGCGGTTGGACCGCTACAGACTGAGAACCACCACGCTCAAACTAATGATACTTCCTTCCAATTTAAGGATAAGTCCCGGAAGAAGATCGTAGTTCATGAGTATTGGGGGATGTATGACATCCACAAGACTGGTCAGCTGGTTCCCATTGTGGCTTGCTGGGTCGGTGACATTCTCATTCGAATGACTGAGAATCCGTTCCCTGATGGTCTGCCTCCGTTCGTCGTCGTGCCGTACATGCCTCAGAAGCGTACTGTGTACGGTGAGGCTGATGCTGCCCTGCTGGGTGATCAGCAACAGAACATTGGTGCTCTACTCCGCGGGATGATCGACATCCTTGGTCGCTCTGCTGCTGGGCAAACAGGTATTGCTGCTGGCACGCTTGATGCTGTCAACAAGAAGCGTTTCGAGAACGGACAAAACTATCAGTTCAATCCAAACTTGCCTGCTCAGAATGCAATCCATCATCATACTTACCCTGAGATTTCGAGCTCAGCTGTTCAGTTGATGACAATTCTGAATAATGATGCAGAATCAATCACAGGTACGAAAGCTTTCTCTGGCGGTATGTCTGGAGATGGCTACGGTAAGGTTGCAGCTGGTATTCGAGGAATGCTGGACTCCGCTGCAAAGCGTGAGATGGGTATCCTTCGTCGTCTAGTTGCTGGTCTTGTCGAGATGGCTCGCAAGATGATCGCCATGAACCAAGTGTTTATGAGCGATAAGGAAGTTATTCGTGTTACGAACCAACAGCCTCTAAGGCTTGATCGTCCTGAAGGTCAGACTGATGAAGAGTTTGTCACGATCAATCGTGTTGAACTAGCTGGTATCTTCGATATTGAGATTGATATCGCCACTGCGGAAGTGGACGAAGCTCAGTCCCAGGACCTTGGCTTCATGCTCCAAACCCTTGGTCCCAAGGGCGACTGGAATATGACGAAGATCATCCTTTGTGAGATCGCACGTCTGAAGCGTCTTCCTCATCTGGAGAAGGCTATCAAAGAATTTGAACCTCAGCCTGATCCTGTGGCTCAGAAAACTGCTGAGCTCGAAGTGGCTCTACTTGAGATCAAGATTGAAGAAGCCAAAGCTAAGGCTGCTCTTCTCAAGGCACAAGCTGCCAAGAACGAAGCAGACGCTCAAGCTACTGCTTTGGATACTGCTGAACAAGAGCAAGGTGTTGAGCATCAGCGTAAGCTGCAACTGGCTCAAGCACAGGCTGAAGGTAATCAGACGTATGAAGTCACGAAGGCTCTCGTTAAACCTCTTAAAGAGAACGAGAAACCCGGTGATGTTGAAGCTGCAATTGGCTTCAATGAACTAACGAAAGATACGAACAAGCCTGCTCCTATGCTGCCTCCGGCACCTGTGCCTATGGAGCCTCCAATGGAAGCTCCTATGGAGATGCCAGTTGACATGAATGGTGGGATGCCGGAACAGAGCTTCTCTGGACCACCGGAACCCATGATGTCTGATGTCTGATCTTGATGAACAAAAGAAAGAGCTCCGTCATAAGATGGAGCTCTTTCATGCACTCGAAGCTCTGAAGACTAATCAGAACTTCCGTAAGCTAATTCTGTTAGGATTCATGCAAGAAGAGGTTATTAACCTCAATCGTATGGCTGCTAATGAGATGACTGCTGAAGCAAAGATTGCTAGAAGCCAGCAAGCCCAGGCTGCTCCTGTACTTGAGAATTATCTGTCCCGTGTATTCAATGATGGACAGACTGCTCGGGAACAATTGCCCGAACTTGACCGAATGATTGACCAAGAAGCCCAAGAAGAGACCTGACCATGAAAATCGAAGACCTGTCTGACGACGCTTTCAATGATCTGACTGAACCTACTTTCGTGGCTGATGCTAACGAAGATGAAAATCTTGGTCAGGAAGAACAACAAGAACAACAAGAAGAAGCTCCTCCTGCTACTGAAGAAGCTCCTCCCGTCGAGAAGCCCGAAGGCGAAGCCGACGATAACGGAGCCGCAGGCGACGGCGAAGAAGGCGAGAAGCCGAAGGGCGACGACGAACTGTCGGATGCTGATCTTGATAAGAAAACTCCTCCTGTTCCTGCTCCTGAAAAGCCGGAAGATGAGAAGCCTTCTGGTGAAGTTGAGAAGAAAGAAGCCCCTAAAGAAGCTGCTAAACCTGCCAAGGAAGCTGCTCCTACTAAGCCTGCTGAAAGTGATCAAACGATTGATTACAAAGCAGAGTTTGAGAAGCTCATTGGTAAGCCAATCAAGGCCAATGGCAAAGAAATCACCCTCAAGAATGCTGATGAAGCGGTACGCTTGATTCAGCAAGGCGCTGGTTATGCCAAGAAGATGGAAGACTTGAAGCCTGCTCGTAAGAGTGCGGCTATGTTGGAGAGTGCCGGGTTGCTTGGTGATGAGACTGCACTGTCTCACATGATCGATCTGTACAACGGTAACCCTGCTGCAATCGCAAAGTTGGTCAAAGAACTTAAAATCGATATCTTTGCACTAGACTTGGATGCAGGAGATCAATATACGCCTACAAGTCATCTTCAAACGGATGCAGCGGTTAACTTTACTGAGACGCTTAAAGAGGTTCGCACCCTCGAAGGCGGCAAGGAAGCAATGGCCCTCATCGACGCTATGGACTCACAGTCCAAGCAACTAATCTGGGGTAATGCTGAGGCAATTCGGCAGATTTACGATTATAAGCAATCTGGTGTTTATGACACTGTTGCCTCTGAAGTCGAACGTCGTCGGACTCTTGGTCAAATCCCTGCGGACACTCCCTTCATCGTAGCTTTCGGGCAAGTCGGTGAAGAGATGGCCAAAGCAACGGTACAACAGGACCCCGATCCTGCGCCGTCGCAACCGATTACTCCGTCTCCTGCTGTGCCTGCGAAGCCAGTAGAACGGACCCCGGTTGCTTCTGGGCCTGCACCTCGGAAGCCTGAAAAGCCCGATGCTCGCGCGGCTGCTGCTGCCTCTCCTCGGAGCGGTGCTGGCGGTGAAGCGAAACAACCCATCGACATCTATCAATACAGTGACGCCGACATCGAGAAGATGTCCGCACCACCTGTCTAAGGGCTTAAGGAGCTCAACATGTTGCAGTATAAAGCCCCCATCGATGGACAAGAGTCCACGATCAATGGTGCGGGCACCACGCAGTTCCAGACTTTCTTCTGGCTCCGCAAGGCGATTATCACTGCCCGTAAGGTGCAGTATTTCACTCAGCTGAGCACCACGAAGTCGATGCCGAAGAACATGGGTAAGACCATGACGGTGTACGAGTATGTGCCGCTCCTGAGCGACAAGAACACGTACAACCAAGGCATTGATGCTGCTGGTGTCGCTACGGTTAACGGTAACCTCTACGGTTCTTCGAAGGATATCGGCACGATCGTTGATCGTCTCCCGACTCTGACTGAGAACGGTGGACGTGTGAACCGCGTTGGCTTCACCCGCCTGGAACGTCGGGGCACCCTCCAAAAGATGGGCTTCTTCCACGAGTTCACTGATGAATCGATGAACTTCGATTCGGATGCCGACCTGATGCAGCACCTTTCGCGGGAACTGCTGAACGGTGCGGTCGAACTCTCGGAGTCGATGCTCCAAATCGATCTGCTCACCAATGCGGCTACCATCGTCTATCTGGGCGATGCTACCAATACTGCGACGATCAAGGGCGAAGGTCCTGACGCTGAGCAGTCGGTGATCACCTATGCGGCTCTGACCCGGATGGATCGTATCCTGACGGACAATCTGACGCCGAAGCAGACGACCATCATCTCTGGTTCGCGGTATCAGGACACTCGCACCATTCAGGCTGCCCGTATTATGTACGGTTCGCCGGAAGCTGTGGCTGAACTGAAAAACCTGAAGGATCAGTTCGATGAACCGGCCTTCGTGCCTCTGCACAAGTATGCAGATGCAGGTACAGCGATCCTCGGTGAAGTTGGGTCTATTGGACCCTTCCGCGTCGTGGAAGTGCCGAACATGCTGCACTGGGCTGGTGCTGGTGAAACTGCCACGGTAGCTAACGATGGCTATCGGACTACGCTGGTTGGTGGCGTCGAAAAGTACGACGTTTACCCGCTGCTGGTCGTTGGCGATGAAGCCTTCGTCACCATTGGTTTCCAAACTGATGGCAAGTCCATGAAGTTCGACATCACCACGAAGATGCCGGGCAAGGAAATGGCAACCACGGCTGACCCTTACGGGGAAACCGGGTTCAGTTCGATCAAGTGGTACTACGGTATCCTTGTCATGCGCCCTGAGCGTATCGGCCTGATCAAGCTGGTTGTTAAGGAGTAATCTCCGCTGTAAAGCAGAGAGCAAGGGGGGAGAGGTTTTCCTCTCCCCCTTTTTGTTAGACCCACCCAAGAGATGAGAACATGACCGATAAACCCACCGAAACTCCGGGCGAAGACTTCGTTAAGAACGTCCAAGCTGCTGCTCAAACTGGCACTGATAGTGCTACTTTGGCAGAGATTGCTCAAGAACAGGAAGAGTTCGAGCAAGAGATTAAGAAGCTTCTTCGTGAAAATGGTAAGACGCTGGGTCTGACCTTTGGTCCGAATGAAGGCATCGCTTCGATGCGTCAGAAGCTGATGGATGCTAAGGCACTCATCTCTGAAGAGCCTGAGACGGAAGCTGAAAAGAACGCTCCTGCTTCAGAACGTGAAGCACGTCGTGCACGTAAGCTGGAAGCTACGAAGCTGGTTCGTGTGCAGATTGCCTGCCTGAACCCGGCTAAGTCTGATCTGCCTGGTGAGATTTTCACGGTTCACAGCAACATCACTGGTACGGTCAAGAAGTTTGTCCCGTATAATGAAGCTGGTGAATCGTATCACTTGCCTTTCATTCTGTTCGAGTTTCTGAAAGAGAAGAAGTATCTTCAGATTAAGGACCCGCCGAAGGGTTCGCGTCAGTCTCAAACCACCAAACTTGTCCCTGAGTTTGCCATTACTCCTCTGCCTCAGCTGACACCTGCTGAGCTCAAGGATTTGGCTCGTGCTCAGGGTGCTGCTGAAGCATCTGAAGAATAAGCCTCGAAGGGCCTGAACTAATGGTTTGCAATCCTGCTCCTACTGCTGAAGAGCTCTATGACGCTCTTGCTGAAGACGTGGTTCTTCCCGTTATTACGGCGACGATCCCCGACTTCCCAGAAGTAGACCTCACCTTGTTCACGGAAACTCCGTCGATCAAGATTGAGGATTTGACGGAAGGTAAAACCGGCGGTTCAGGCGTCTTTGATAGGCTTATGACCTCGGTGACTGCTCACCTTGATCGTGAGCGTGTTCAAGGACGCATCACCAACAATGACTTCGCTAAGTCCTATGTGGACTTTTCGAATGGTGCGATGGGTGCTGCCATTCAGTTCCTGCTCCAAAAGGATCAGGCACATTGGCAATCTATTGCTGCACAGACTCAAGCTAAGTTGGCTCTTATTGAGCTTGCTAAAGCTCATGTGGACTTTGAAGAATCAAAGTTCCGTTTGCAACTGATGGCATACCAAGCTGCTACAGCTAAAGCTCAAATTGCTCTGGCTAAGATGCAATTGGCTACGGCTCAGGCAGAATTCTGTACTGCTGAATATCGTCTTGCTGAGATTCTTCCTAAAGAAGCTGACATTCTTGTCGCTCAGAAAGCTCAGATTACTGCTCAGACGACCAATATCACTGAGACGACTGAGACGCTGTTGCCTGAACAAGTTCGTGGTGCCAAGAGCCAGGCTGATGTTCAAGTCTTCCAGTTGACGGATATGCTACCTAAACAGGTCATCCAACTGGATGAGCAAATCAAGCTGTCCAAAGAACAGACTGAAACGCAGCGTGCTCAGACCCTCGATACTCGTACTGATGGGTCAACTGTCGCTGGTACGCTTGGTAAGCAGAAAGACCTGCATACACAGCAAATCCAGTCCTATAAGCAGGATGCTCAGCTGAAGGCGGCTCGTCCGTTCATTGATGCATGGATCACCATGAAAACCATTGATGAAGGTACGCTGCCTCCTACGAACTTTAATAATGCTAATCTCGATGCTATCCTTGGTATCATCCGAGTTGATAACGATCTGGACTAAGGCATCTTCTGATGGGAATATTTGACTCTCGGAAGAAGACTTATGTCTCATCTGTTGTGTACAATCTGGCCGGTCCTGTAGAGGATCGGCCAGAATATCTGAAGAGTATCGTACTAGGTAACATGATTACCCAGTCACGCTTCAGCATTGCAGACACGATTCAGACCAGTTACCTGCAAGGACCGGGCATGAGGCTCCGGTCTTTTCATCGTTGGGCTAAGAATCACTACAAACAAGTTGGTATCCCTAAAGATACCTTCATGGGTGATGTTGAGTTTAACAATGAAGAAATCGCCGCTGCTCTGTTCACCGACTTTCGGATCACAGCAGCTGTCGATTGGGTCACTCATGGGCCTGCTGACCCCATCATGTGGGGTCGTCAGTGGATGCGAGACAATCTTCCTGAGAAGGAAGCTCTGGATATCTGGACCGTAGATTACCTCACTGAGACTAATGAGGTGATGATCTCGTTTACAGATGGAACGCCTGTAGTCGTATTCACGCCTGTTGGTTACAGGCCTACAAATTTCTGGTTCTATATCTCCTATAGCCGTCCAATACTGGGTAATAGGTGGTCCACACCTAAGCTACTGATCTATGAGCGTGGGTCGGGCTCATCTCTGCTTGATGTTCTCATGCAGACCAGGGCGACTACTGGAGAGTATATTCCTTACATTCCCATCCGACATGAAAATGAATTCCTGTCAGAGGAATATAAACCTGCTGTCTATGCTGAAGCTAAGAAAGCTTTCAAGAAAGCTATAGGTAGTAAGTATGATGAACTAGTCGAAAAGATTGAGGAAAATGATGACCTCGATGAAATTGACTTTGCCTACATCATGTTTGGAGCACCATTAAACACAAAAGATATGTCTTCACGTAGATATATCTTTGAGTTCTTTAGGCATCTTACAACAGTCCAAACCAGTAACTACTCACAGTTCGATGACTGGCGTAGTTCTAATCCCGTGACATTGAGTAGGATCAATGATTGGGATGAATGGCGTGTATTCCAACAGACTGTAGGAGAGGGTGATGAATACACTGAACCCCCTCCTCTGCGTCCTATTGTGCATGGTGCTCCTACAAATACGATCTTTATTCAGGATAACGGACCGGGGAAAACTAACTTCAAGATCGAAATCAAGTGGAACAGTATCGTGCTGTCCTCTGGTATTGGCTTGGCTAAGCCAGATGCCAAGATTGGAGAAGTATGGTTCACGTTTGCTGGGTCAGAAGTCATCAACCTTCGGGGCTACACCCCAGATGAAGCTGAAAATCTGACAATTGATACGGTTGAGGCATACCGACAACTGACTTTGAACAGCTGGGAAAAGCTCACCATTATTGGGATGGTTCACAAGAACCACATCTATAATGGAAAGACAGTTGATATCACGGCTGCTCAAGCACTCGTAGATGATGACGAGTCAGGCTTCATTGTTCCAATTAACTATGAAGTCTTCAGAGAGATGTCTCTGATCGATGCTACTCAAATGTCCACACAATGTGTGAACATTGTCTTCAACTGTTATCAGATCGTGAAGAAAAAATGGTATCAAACCAACTGGTTTAAAGTATTCCTCTTCATCGTTGTGATCGCAATTGTAGTAGTCACTGGAGGTATGGCTGCTGGAAGTGTCGGTCTTCTTGGAGCCAACGCAGCTATTGGCATATCTTTAGGTTTTGCAGGACTAGCTGCCACCATTGCAGGCGCTGTTGCTAACATGGTTGCAGCAATGGTCCTGACTAAGCTTATCACCTATGCATCAGTCGAAATTCTGGGTGAAAAGATTGGACTGATTGTTGCTGCAATTGCTTCAGTTATTGCTTTGAATGTTGGAGCAGCGCTGCGTGCTGGTCAGAGCATGGCGTCCATCTGGTCAAACATGATGAACGCTACAAACCTACTCAATCTGACTAATGCTGTTGGTAATGGGTATGCACAGCTAATCCAGAGCAGCACAGCAAATATTCTACGGGATTCGCAGAAAGCTCTTGAAGATTACAGAGACCAGTCTCTTGAGCTTCAAGAAAACTATGCAGAGCAGTTTGGCTATGGTACTGCGGTCTTTGATCCGATGCGTCTTACAGAAGCCGGTGAAAGCTTCTTTATGGAAACCGCTGAGACATTCCTTTCCCGTACCCTTCTAACTGGCTCAGACATTGCTCAGATGGGCAATGATATGATTACAAACTTTGTGGGATTAACTCTCCACAATGACTTTAACGAGGATTAACTGAGATGAATGGTTGGAATGGATTTGCTCTTCCTGGCATTCCCGGAATGACTGGACAAGTTGGTCCTCTTTCGATGGGTAATTATGGAGCTCCTTCAGCACCTT